ATCGACCCGAATACACGACAAATATCCGTCGTACTCGATAGAGGAGTCAAAACGCAACTTCCTCCGAATGTAACGCGTGTTCCTACTCTCCTATTGGTAAACCAGAAATACACTGCTGTTATTGGGGACGATATTTACAATTACGTGAATTCTCAGATAAAACCCGACCCGAATAACCCCGCCGTTGAAAACGGCGGGGAACCAATCGGTTATATATTATCTCCTTCCTCGGGAGGTGTCAATATTGTATCAGAAACATTCACGATGTACGATGCCCCGCCGGAAGAATTATCGGCAAAGGGGAATGGAAATGCGAGGCAGATGTATAATTATGTATCGGCGAAAATAGAAACAACTGCAAGTATACCTACCCCCTTAGAAGAGACATCGAAATCGAAATCGAAATCGAGCGATAATAGTGCAGGTTCCCCAATGCCAACGAATAAAACCACATACAATGCATTTTCAGTGCCAGGTGTGTTGTATAATACTGGACAGGTAGTGGTTCCGGAATTACAACGTCCTCCACCGCATAGACATTCTAAGATAGGAGAAGACGTGACGATTGACTCTTTACAACAAAAACGCAATATAGAATTACACAATTCAATGCCGTTTATTGCAAAACAATTGAATCAAATCATATCTCCGGAAATAAGCAATATTCATCCACCCGAACGGATTCCAAACACTACGAATCAAAAACTAACTCCCCACGATTCGCAAAATATTCTGTTTAGTAACCAACGGAATGCTTACATATAATAATATTGTAAAACGTAACAATATAAAAAATAAAAACGTATTATTATATTATTTTGCATAGTATGGATTCGGATAAGTCAATTGTGCTGAGAGTTTTTAATAAACTTTTTTTCGAACTCATAGATGATATTCTTTCGGTATATCCCGATAATGTCGATATTTTAACGGCGAAAGATGCATTCTTGTCATTCAAAAAACTAAACCCTACCTGCATTATTAAAGTATGGCATTCTTGTATATATTCTAAATATAAACAACAAATCGATGTGGGTGATATTGAGTTCTTTATGCATAAAGACTATAGTAACGATTTAACAGATGTGTCCAATATGAAAAATGTATTGGATATGATTGATAATGTTCGCGAACCAGTCCGAACCATGTCAGAACAAAACAAACAACACGTTAGAAAATACATACAGGATTTGAGCAAACTGTCGATTACATATTCTACCATTTAGCATCTGCGTGTGGGAGTTAATTTTCCGCCTCCATAAAGTAAATAACCTTTGCTATGGAAAAGTGTATAAAATACACATTCACTACACTCCGTGTAATTTTTATCCGGACTGTAGAAATCGACGGTAAGTAGATATCGTGATGTATGCGCGCCGCGTGTACAAAATACTTTTTTGGAATTGTATTGTCACGAATCTTCAATATATAGAACTTCACATATGCATTGTGAACTTCTGTAATAAAGTTCTCATATTCGCGTTCAAGCATTACGAACTTTTCGTAGTAAACCGGAAAAGTAGTTAAGTACCCGTTAATCGTATTGCTTCGGCGAAGATGCAAATACAAATACATCAAGTTCGGTTGTATATTTCGCAGGTCTTTCGCTCGTTCATAAAAAGGATTTGCTATTTCGGTGCGATGTCCAGTCCGTAAATTCGTCAATATCCACGCAGGAGGAAAATAGATAGAGTCTTTATTCCATTCCATTAAATCAGTCGAAAGAATATTCGAACTTGTCACCGAAGAAGCATAATCGAATACGTCTTTCTTGAAAAGCACGACATCTTCTACACTGTTCAAATAATGGATCCCCGCCTCGGTATTCGATTCCCCGAAAACGCGTTTACCAACATTCCAAATCAAATCGTCCTCTTCCGTTTTGGATTCTTCCATATATGTTTGCCTATCTATCGGGGTCGGTAATTCGCGAACGCATCCCTGGTACCTTATATCAGAATCCGCTGATACTAAAGGCGGCATAGCATCGATTTCGAATACCGCAATTAATCGCAGACTCGCTCGGAAAATTTGGTGATTATTATACACGATATGATTATCAGAATGAGTCAGTATGCACGTATAGCAGTGTGATTTCGACAATTCATTCAATGCCAATACATCGCTGATATCATTGATGTTCGAGTTCGAGTCCGAATCTTCGGAAAAAGACGAAGATATACGTAGACGAAATGCATCCAATACCATTTCGCGAAACGTCTTCTTCCGGGTCGATTCTGCATTTATCGACTGACCATACGCATAATCACCTCCTACGCCATTACGTGTGCAAATATTCCATTCATTCGCCGCGCCATTCCAGAAAAAGGTAATCATCGTTCCCTCTATCGAGTCTTTGACTTCAATCACATCGCCTTCCAAATATTCACTCGTCTCCATTTTCTGTTTGGATATTGTTTGCCGAGGAGGCATATAAGCATACACAGTGCTTTGCGATTTATCCGTTAAAACAGTGAACGGTTCATCATTCACATAATCTATATCGCAGTGATATCGCAGAATAGTATATTCTTGACCTCTCGACGTTTTATTAATAATGCTGTCCGGCACACCGGAATTGCCTTCAATTGGTATAGGAAGATGGAACATGTTTTATTATGGAATAGCAAAAAAACAACGGGTAATAAAGAATATATTGTCTACTCTTAATATTGATTTTATAATAACATTATGCCTAAAAGGATAATGTCCCGAATCATTCCGCCTACGAAACATATGGATGAATATGCTGGGTAGATAAAGTTACCAGAAGATAATATAAGAATATTCTATAAATGAATGATCAAGAAGAGAATATTCAAAAAATAACATCACCCATTCTACCTACGGAGAATAATCAAATTCCTTCTCCCAAATCGAATATTGATATCCTCTCGGTCGAGTTAGGTGATGTTATAAAGATACACGCTTATCGCAATACCAATATAGACCAGCAAACATACTACGTTTACTATATCGACGACTTGAAATTGAAACTGCTCAACACATCCAACCATCAATTATTGCAGTTACGTATTGACGGATATGTTGCAGATGAGTCGATTACTGCCATTGATTTGTTGAGTCGAAGCGAAGTCGCCGGTTTCGCCAAGCAACATAAACTGCTTCCGCCGCAGTGGATTGACGTACATTTTAACGGTGATGTACCGGTTGTCATTTCAGGCGAAATTACTAATTTAGAAGAAGATATGATTGAAATCACTACATATCCAGGAATGCGTGTTATCTATGTTGATTTCGCATACCAAGGAATACCAGAGTCGCTTCCGATAGACAAAATCGTATTGCGTGAACGCCCAAAAGCATTGAATACTTCACTCCGGGGAATGATGGAAGGTGTTACGGAAATGAATCGAGAAGAGGCAGAAGCAGAACCGACCGTTGAATTCGACGCAGAAGACGGACAGATGATTGTAAATATACCAGAAAACGCACCCGTAAATCCATCGCCGAATGATGTCATCGAAGAGTACTTGCAAACAGAAGTGGAAGTTCCACCCGCGGATGGAGAGGAAGAGGACGGAGAATTGGAAGCGCTCGAAATGTTCTTCGAAGTGAGAGAGAGTGACCGCAGATACAGCGAAGAAATACAAGTTGCCGACTTATTAGGCGAATTGATTTCGAAATTACCTGCTGATAAACGCACCGCATTAGCAATGAAAGATATACATAAATTCGTTACTAGATTTAAGGAACTACGCCGTGTCTTCTCCGTTTTCGATGAAAATGGCGACGTGGTAATGCCCAAGACCACCAGTATTCTGCATAAACCAATAATCGACCATATTGTCAAACTCGACCGCGATATCAAATGGGTACTGCCAGTCACATACGAATCCAATGAATTGATGTCCCATTCGAAGAGAAACACAAAAGACGATTATAATGGAGCGCCAACCCACGTAGAAACGAGTATGGCAGAATTCATGAATAATGTAGAAGATGCACAACGCATCTTCTCAAATGCAGGACAACAGACCGATACAAACAAATACGACAAAATGACAGAGGAAATCGATACTCTGTGTGCACCTGCTGCAACAAATAATACACCCGAAAATGTGCCAATATATCTGAAAAATGTAGAAACAAAATGCACCACAGAAATGCTGGTGAGCAACGACAATGAGTTTCATATGGATACTTCCGTTTCAATCACCGGCAGTGAATTCCATACTACTGGGACGTCGCGTTTCGTAACTAGACGATATACTGGTGCATCCTCTCGTCTTGTATTGGATGAGAATACGAGAAGACGTGTTTATATACGTAAAGATATCGGCAAACCGGATTGTGCTAACATACGGTCAATTGTTATGTTGCCTCGCCCAGTATTGATGCAATCGCAATCGAAGTCGCCGAGTGCGAACCTCTATTTAAAATCGAAATTGTCGGAAATACCCGTATACAAATTCCGGTTTCTTACCCCGCATATGAATATTGCTACGAGAAGCATTGACAATTTAGATAAAGAATTGGTGTATGAAGATTCGGTCGTTTCATTAAAGACTGCCGCTGCAGAATCTGAACCAGCACCCGCCGGCGAACCATTTTTGAATGTCCCGGTGAATTACGTTATCCATTCTAGAGATGCGCCGATAAACGAAGAGACTTTCCGCCAATTCCTCAATGCGATTATTCCGCGCACCCGCACATTAATACGTTGGATGCGGTCTTCTATTGAACATCTCTATTCTTTTGCGGATATCGTCGCGTCCTTGGAACCATTTTTCGTAGAATCCGAAGACATCACATTCAAGCAATATATCGAAATAAGGTATTACGTGAAAGAGAAGATACGCAAGTATGTTGCCAAGTTGGCGACAACCCGCAAAACATACGACGCATTAAAATCGATCAACAAAGACGCCAAACCGCATATTGACCGCATAATGACCATATTAAACGAAGAAAAAGATTTTCATCAATACTTCCTATCGATTTATAAATTATCCAAAGCGGATGGAGAGGAGAAAGAAGAAATCGCGGATAAGAAAAAACTCCAATCATCCTCTTCTTCTGAAACATTGAACAATATATTGAAGATGGACGGTGCTTCGGCAATATCTGCAATATTGAATTTGTATTTGATGGAATTCCTTACTATACCCGAGTCGGTTATTGGTATGCTGAAGGAACCGGCAATAAGTAGCGAAGACGCAAGAAGTATAGCAAAATCAAAATGCGACCGCCGATTCATAGCGAAAAAATACCATTCCGTAGAAGCAATGCGTAAAGATGATAATACACGTGATGTGTTCTACGACAAAGAATACGACGATACGCCTTATCATTTGGCAGATAAATATAAAGACGAGAAAAAACGGTTCCGCGATGAAGAAGAGTTCCGCGAATTTTTCACAGAAACGCTCATTCATAAACACGATTGTCCGAGTTATTTGGCGGCGTCATTGGCAAATACAATACTTGCTAAGAAGAAACGGGTATCAAATGGCGAGTACGCAATATTGGAAATCAAACCGAGTCTTGCCGAAAAATTGCGAGAGGATGACTCCACCGACTCAAAAGAAAAACGGGAAAATGAAATCGAATCGGAAACCCGAAAACGCATCGAATACTACCGACGCGTCAAAGATGCATGGGAACTCGATAAAACGGTCACTATCGATTCGTTCGTTGATACAAACACCTTATTCTGTGAATTGTCTGAATCGTGCAATAAAATAACCGACGTGAACCAGTGCGTTCCTACTGAAATGGCGGCACTTCAAATGCGTCTTGCAAAACGCGCACGAATGATAGAAGAATTCGACGAACGTGTAGCGAGGTCTTTCGACGAAGTAGCAGACGAGATACGCGCAAAATTAACTATCAAGAAAAAGCAAATTCGCCGTGATATTGCATTAGATAAAACGCGTCTTTACCGTCAAAGTTCTTACTGTTTTGAACTCGGAAAATACGCAAAGTCGACGGAATCTATTATTGAGAGTCCCCATTCTCCATTGATAGAGAGGATAATGTCGTGGCCGGATTTCGTAGAAAAGCAAAATATGATTTATACATTCGTACGCAAATTTTGCAGAGACCCGAACCCGCATCTAGACGAAGACCCACATTGGATGTACTGCGCCGATACAAACACGAAATTATTTCCGGAATCCTTATTCTTGTTATCGACCGCGTTTCTCTATGACGAGTATACGACTCAACTCGAAAGCGTTATCCGCGACAAGGGTCAATTGAGCGACGATGGAGACGCGATTGTCGATAAATATACCGGTTATGTTTTACGTAAAATCGATTATAGTTCAGAAGAGGGTTTTGACGATTCCGGGTTTCGTATCGTAACCAATGCAGTGGAAGAGAAAGATATCGGTACGATGGTGTTGGAAACCCTCGCAAAGAAAGACAAAGTATTTGAGAATCCAACCGCACAGTCAGCATACAATGTGTTCCATACATTGAGCGAAAATATGGGAATTCAAAAAGACACAACGGAGTCGAGTATAGAAGAATTCGTTCTAAGAGTGACGCTAGAAATAATGAATGACCCGGAAATAGTAATGACAGAGGACGCATATGCCGAAAGACTCGCGCAAATGGTTGCCCAATCTTCTAAGAAAACCGCAAAAATGCCCTACAGTACGTATTACAACCAGAATCTCATTATCATAGTCAGTTGTGCTACATTTGCCGCAATGCAAACACTCATACCATCATTCAAGACGAAAAAGACATTCCCAGGATGTGTGAAATCATTTGCGGGGTATCCTCTCGACCCGAATATCGAGAATGTAACTGGTATGCGATATATTGCATGTGTACTTGATAAGTCCAAACGCGCGTCCACTCTCCCTTGGTCAGCAATCGAACCTCTCAGTGTAGACATCTTATTAAAACGAATGAAGACGGTTATGCAAAGTTGCGTTTATATTCGTCCAGATGTTGAGAAGTTGTATAATATTAAACGCGATTACCTCATTCATTATCCGGACCAAGATGTACCGGAAGAAGTAGCGATAAAACGATGGACGCATTTTTTGCCGCCCGTCGTACCCTTCTCAATGGAACACAATTCCGTCACTGGAATCAGCGAAGAATATGAGAAGGAGTTGTTTAAAGCAATACTGAACGGATCGGATGAACAACTGAAAACGCTAGGTATCATCAAAGGTAAATTATTAAAACACGGGTATTTGACGTACAATATAATCGACCAAATTGTACGCAAAAAGCAACTTCTTCTCGTCAGCAACGGCGGTGCGGCATTTTTAGAGAACGCGTGTTGCAATGAAGATGGTGCACGAACAAATCCAATCGGATATTTCCAACAAGACCGTCCGGAATTGGTTCAAGTACTACAAAAAGCAAGAAAAATGGAAAATGTGCTAACCCGTGTAAAGAATTTGACAAAAGCGAAAACATTCTTCGACCCAAAATCGTCGCGTATTGTTGGTGCTTCTATTCCAGATACAATCATATCTCGCACCATTTACGAAACATTCATACATTATTGCAATTTCGACAATGACGCTGCTATTCCTGCAGATCTTATTCCTCTCACCGCAACAAAACCGGAGTACAATCGATTTGCTTCAATCGACGAAAAAATCGCATTTATGAAACGACACGGCAAAAATTACGGAATAGAAGATTTCTACTCCATTATGCGTATTGTCAATTCGCGAAATGTCGTACACCGAAAACCGGACAAAGAAATCGGTGCATTGAGTGGGTTAAAAGATATGTTGGCGTATTTCGACGATAAGAATTCGGTTCTGGTAGAGAACCGTTTGCGAGAATTATTGCGAATTACCCTGAACGATTACGACCCCAAAGTGGCGGTCCACGAGGAGAGGTCGAATAATCAAAAACTGAACCGGTATTTGCAACGAGCAAACGACGGAATGCAAACCGCGATTCTAACATTCTTGGATACACACGCAAACTTGGATTTAGGAAATATGGATAAGATGTCTACATTCTTCGAAACCGTCGCTTCTTGGAATATCGGCGATTTACCTTCAATTGTAAAGGAGATATCGAATATGATTCATAACATTGCAAAAGTGTATCCTAGTAAGACTCTAAAGAACCGGTTCCAGAGTATCGGCAATAAACATTGGAACTTCTCACTTGCTCATCAAAAGTATCTAGAAGACAATATTCGTTCGTTCTATAAAGACATTGCCGCATACGCAGAAACGGATATAGAACAATCACCGGAAGAACGCCCATACAATCAGAAAAAAGAAAATACACTAACCACATTCCAACGATATCTATCTAGTGCAATGATAAATTTGACGGATTTAGTGCTATTTATGGAAACGATTCCCGTGTTTGCTCCTCTCACAAGGAACGGCGTGAAATACTGGACGCTCTATAGCGACGACACGGTAAAACTTCTTTATCAATATGTGTTACTATCTGCCGTGCACGAATATGTTGTATTAGCGAACGACCCGATGTTCACGCAATTACGAGCAGAAGAAATCAAAATGGCAAAACGTTTAGACAGGAGTGGAGTGCCCAATGCAAATGTATATGACGACATTGATGAGTCAGAAGACTATGGTGCGTCCTCTCAAATAAGGCAAGTTCATATTGTGGAAAGTGATGCTACAGAGTTGAAGAAAACCGCCGCATTGTGGTTGACTGCTGTTCTGAGAAGAGAACTCGATACGAAAACCGTATTCAATCGGAGTTATTCGGAAATAATGGACAATACGATGTCTCTTAAATACAAGGACAAGAAACACATAACGGATTATTTAGCGGCATTGAGTCGCGATGAACGTCGCGTGGAACAGATGTTGAGAAGTCATAAAATCGGCAGATGGAATGTGGGAATGCAAAAAGGACTCTACCAATATGATAAGACGGTTTATAATAAAGAAGCGGCACAATGGCATACCGATAATGAAGAAGTTGTGATTGTCGCCCCTCAACCAGAAGGTGAAGAAGGAGGAGAAGAAGTGGAAGATTTAGAGAGAATGGAGCGAATTCAACAATCTGCAGAATATGATGGAGGGGATGGAATAGAAGATATGACAGAAGAATACATGGACGGCATTTATTATGAAGAAGATGCTGAACGCGACGATTATGGCGAATATTAGCGTATGCATAATATCGTCTTCTCGACATATTTTAAATAGACACATCAATGAAAATTCCATTCTTAACAAAAAGTTTCGTTCGTGTGAACATTACAAGTATTTCCATATTGATTTTTCTGGTATTATTTACACTCATTCATCAAGTGAAACCGTCGCTGCTTTATACAAAAGAAGGCGGGTTTCGGCAATTTGGAGTTGGGTATAAACAGAAGACGGTGGTTCCGATATGGTTAGTCGCCATTTTCCTGGCAATATTATGCTACTTGTTCGTATTGAGTTATCTCATCTTTTCATAATGGACATTTGGGACAATTCCGGAGAGAGGAGCGGTATAAATGTCAGAAAGAAACACCAAATAGAAAATATATTGAGTATATCACCGAATATATTTGCTGATAATGAGTACACATTTTAACGACAACGACGTCACTCCTAGACTAATTGACACATCGGCATTATATTATTTAGAAGGTGCCCTAAAAAAATCCCACGAGATACGTGTGAAGTATCACCGTATCATTTGGAATTTCGGTATTGTATTTGCATTCTTCTTTGTCTTAGGTTGTTTTTTGTATTACAGGTATACGACCCGTCCTTCTGAGCAAGAGGTAAACTATAAACTGATAAAAGACCAAGAGTATGTATTGTCGAAAATCCGGTTCTTCCAAGAGCAAAACCAACGAATCAATGAATCGAAACGTACTGCAAATGGGTCAGAAATATCCGGTCTTCCAGTAGTTCATCCGTAAAGCGTAGCGACTAGAAAACGTAGCGACTAGAATAGTAGCTACTGGGACAATACCTCTCATAATTAGATTGCGATGAACCTTTTATTCGTTCGTGTCTCCATATATCTTATAACCTTTGTGAATTAAAATGGATACATTATTGGCGGAACGTAATTTAGCAAAAGAAACCGACACTGCACAACGTGCAATCGACGAACAAATACAGAAAATCGCAATTAGTGTACGTGAAACAGAATTTAGTTTTCCAGACAGACCAATGTCAGGCGATATAAATTTATCGAAACTGGGTTCTCTCAATATAACTGCAATTGTTTCGAAACACCGCACTTCAGTAACAAGTATAACTGGTATACCAGAAGGCGTAAAGCAACTCAAATTGGGAAATCAACTTCTCATCGAATTGCCGCAACTTCCGAAATCGGTAGAGATACTCGATTTAGACAAAAACTATATCGAGAGTATCGACTTGAGAAATGCGAATAAACTGAAAGTGCTGAAATTAAACAGTAACCGATTAAAGAAAATCGAATATCTACCAGAATCACTGGAAGAATTATACTTGGATAACAATAATGTTAAGAAGTTGAATCTAGACGGATTATCTAAACTAAGAGTATTGCATTGCCGTAATAATAATACGATTCGAATAGAGAACATACCTGCTTCCATCGTAGATTTGCAGGTGGAAGATGGTAACCCGAATATATTATTAGATTACGATTACTTACCTATTAGTGCCGCTTCGGAAGAAAGTGATCGATTTAAAGGAACGGAATTGGAGTTCGTGGATAGTATGCATGATTACTTCGAATTGAAGAAAACATACGAGAACGACGCAACACGTAGTCGTGCTGCTGCGAAAATGAAAGCACTAAAACGCGGCATGAGTAATAAAATGGCAGGAAAAATCGCATCGCGAATCCGCCCAAAATGTGTAAACTGTAAACGTCCAGTCGGGACCGTATTTAAAACACGAAATCACCGTTTTTTAGCACATTGCGGTGATACTAAATCGCCTTGTTCACTTCGAATCGAAATATACAGAGGCGAGTTTGAGAGCGACGACAAAATGTTGGAAGATATCAAAACCGAGTTGTTAGATGTGAAAGAACAAATCATTCGTCAGAAGATGGATGTGTTATTCAATTATGCGTCAGAAGATGAGACTGTCGCAAAATTCAAGGATTTAATCGAAGATTATAATCTGTATGCATACTTGTATAAAACGGACACAGATAAGCGAGAAGAGAAACGGTTTAATATCCATAAACGCGAGTTAATCAAAGCAAAACTGAAATTGCTAAATGAATTGAAAACGACAATGAATATGCATATGGAAGAATATGAAGCGAGTGGAAACCGCGACTCTATTCATTCTGCAATGGATATTTACGTGAGAGAGTTTATGCCGGAAATGAACAATTTGCGTTTGTTAAAATACAGCGTGATGGAAATGATTACTCCGTTATCAGAAACGGATAAACCTACCATGGACCGCAAATTAAATCAATCTGCGGTATCAATGCGTCAAGTGGAAACCCTAAACGGAGAAGTTCCTCGTGTTTTAAAATTCACGGTTGGTAACGGAAAAACATCCGGTTCAGAGGAAACAGAGAAAGAGATACCAGAGGACGCAGAAGAAGACGAAGATGATGAAGAAGAAGAGGTTCCATTTGAACCCGAACGAGAGGAAGATTAGCGTCTGGGTTAACAACCATTATAATTCGTAACCCCATCCCAAGATATGCCCATTGTTTCTGCCCACATCTTCTGTGCACATTTTTCGGATTTTCCCGGATACAACGTTCCCCATGCCGTGTTATCGTTTAATTGCATATATTGAAAATTTTTATTCGCACCTTTAGTTTGTAATTTTAGTCTAGTTTCTTTACCACCATTATCAATACACCCGAAATTTCTACTACCAGCAGTACATAACCCAATATTTTCTTTCTTTGTTGTATCAATTTCAGAATTCTTTAACGTAATAAGACCTTTATTTCGCAAGAGACCAGATGTAGGAACTCCACAATACATAGGATTCGAGCTCACATCCCAATAGTCCGGACAAGCATTTCTTACTGGTGGAAATGTATCTTGCTTATGAAGTGCCGTCATTCCCACTCCAACAATAATTAATACAATTATGAGCAATAATAAAGCACCAATTGATACGTACATAAAAAACGGGTCCATCTGTGTAATCCTTATTAAATTATATATAACGAATATAAAATCATTTATTTCTCTAAGCAAGTTATATCGAACGTATAGATGCAATCATTTAGTAACGCATTCGCAAGTGATAATTGGACACCATTTAATAAACCGGACGCCAATCGTCAAACAGATATTGCGCGCCTCATTGAAGGGGAGAAGCAGAATGGATTAGTAGATATTGCTATTTTGGAAGACCCTACCGCTATGTTTCGAATGCATGAACAGGTGAATATCCGCAACAAACCTACCGAATATAGTGAAGCATTAAATGGTATAATGGAATGGAACGTTCTTGCACAGGTATATTTTTCAGCGGAAAATATACAAATTATTCAAAATGCATTGAGAGCAAATGTATACAAAATGTCTGGTGGAAAAATCAATATTCCAAATCAGAACATGGATAACTTGAAAATAATAATGCGTGAATTTTATTTGGAGTATGCTGAGCATTATCCTAAAGACATTAAAGGACAGGTAGAACGACTAAATAAGTTGGTAATAGAACATTTAGTACCGAATCTGTATAGCGAGGCAGTCGGTTATTTCCAATATCTAGTATCGCAGAGTACACTTGCAATGCCACTTGACAGACCACTGCCGAGTGACCGAGTATACAGGCAGCTCGACCCTCGCCCATTTGTCGATTGGCGTGCGAAACCAAATTAACCGATGCTAATGTCCAGACGTATGGGTTAAAAATCCATAGGATGGCATTTGCACTGTATTCCCTGCGGGAGTCCAGATGCTAAAAAGCATTGGGTAAATCATAGAAATCTTTTCTCCCGTAAAATAACCACGAGAACCATTTTTGTCCCGTGCTTATTTCTGCACCTCCGACACGGTCTCTTGTAGCATTTATATTATCTGATTGCTTTAAATCCGATATAAATGGAAATGCACACGAAACTCCTCTCTGTATCTTCCTGAGAATAAGTGGATTCTTGTTTTCTTTATTCAATACTTTATTGTAATCTTGGTAATAACCCAATGTTGTGAAATCATCCGGATGCGATATCTTCATTTGTATGCGTAAATTATCGTCTTTTTCTGCAATTGTGCCTACGTGCACCAAATTCGCATTAAATAAAATAACATCACCTTCGGAACATACAATGTCAGTCACACCTTCTGTAAGATTCACCGCATTATTGTATTGCGATTTATGACTACCTGGAAACACACCTAAGCATTTATCCATCTGTTCCAAATAAACCAACATAGTATACGATGGATGATTTTGTCCATCATTAAAAAGCGAACCATTATAATCTCGGTGACAAGTATGCACCGCGGATTTTTGAATTATTAATATGTAATCCTGCAAAATATAATCAGACGAAATCGACTTGACGATGCGTTGTATATTCTCGTCTGAATGCATTTCCTTCTTAACTTCTTCATATTTGTTTGTATAACATAAATCGCGCCATCTTTTTATTTTATCTGGAGGAATAGCGGATTTAATCAATTTCACGCCGTCGCCTTGTAAATCATCCCAATCGGGAGAATGATTTACCGTGCTTCGACTATACGCCACAAATAAAAAAAGTATTACCACCACCAATATTGCAACGAATGTATGATTCTTCCATTTAAATGAACGCATTGCAGCTAAATCGCTATAACTATATATAATAATACCATTTGCATTTACAACTAAAAATATGACTTCTACAATTTCGATGTCCAGACGTTAACACAAACTGAATTTCTTGTGTACCATATTTTTGTATCCGACGTCGATAAGCTCGGCGCCTTTATCGAAATTCATTATATTGTATCCTTTCAACACATCGGGTGGTACATAATATTTATTTACCTCTCCAATAGGAACCCTGCAATTCTCATTCAAAGAAGACATCGGATTGTTGAAATTACTCAGAATAATCATTGCTGTTCTACACAACATATCTTTCAGTGAACTTATCGGCGTGTCGTTGTATGCGTAGTCTTCGTATGGGGTGATAAAGGTGATATTCAAATAGGTACCATCGTGCTCTACATCAATCAATTCATTGCTGAGTGTGCCTCCGTCGGCATACAATTGGTCTTTGAATTTGATTGGAGGAAACATACCGGGAATGGCACACGACGACATCATCAATCGAACTTTATCGTCGTCTGATTGGTCCTCGAAATTATAAATATCGAGTTTGCCGGAATAGAGATTTGTCGCACCAATAAGAGTATGGATAGCAGGTTCATTTGGCATCGTCTGTACAATATTTGTCAACGTTTTTTGCAGAGGATATGTATTTAGAATAGACAACCCTGTATTGGGAAAAATATCATATATCATTCGATTCTTTATATTCGAATAAAGCAATTCAGCGCTTTTTATACCTAAATTCATATTTTTGTAATAGGAGAGGTAACCTGCGTTAAGTGCCCCAGCAGAAATACCCGTGTATAAGTCGTACTGTTTGTTTTCGGTTTCTAATAATCGTTTCAAGATACCGATTTCTACCGCACCAAAAGACCCGCCGCCACTGAAAGACAATTGGTTTAATGAATTTACAATTGCAGTTAGTCCGAGAAGAATGAAAATGCCGAGTCTCATTTTACAATATAATTATAATAAAATAATTCGTACTTCAAATAATTCATACTTCAAATAAACAAAAAGAACAAGTATAAAATATACATATGCGTTATCTCAATAGTCATCCATTAGTGGGATAGAATGTGACCAATATGTGCCTTTACCGTTTTTGTTTGGGACCTCCCATATATGGGAACTACTATAAAAGTCTATGCAACGAACATACGGATTTTTTCGTCTATCTATACCAATTCCCTTGAATGTATGTGCCCATAGGCGATATTTTTTTTGTGCCCGAATAGGCAGTTGAATCATTACATCGTGAAAGCGGAATTGGTCTATATGCGAATGAAATATATGATTCAGTTTGTAATATGATTGTTTTGGGTATGGATCAGACGCACCCGCAACGTCAGATACTTCGCCATTTGTTATACACCAATGTTTTATATAAGAAGTGAATGCTGGGTCGGTTGGAATAGATACATGTGCGGTTGTCATTTTAAAAGTATATTGCCGTATTTTTATTACATTATAAAAAAATGTATAGCATTCAATTTTTTATAATATATCGTATGAACATTATTTACTTACCTTTTGGAACAATTCGTTTAACGACCTTCTTAACAGTTTTGGAAGCAATCGTAGAAGGGTTCTGCAGTGATTCTCTCACCAATTTGTATTTCGCGTATTCCGCCTCAAATTGCCCGAGTTCACGCATCCATATTTGTTCGCAAGTCGTGCCTTTCAGAATCTCCAATTCTTCTTCGGTATCTGCCTTCTCTTTCAAAATAGCATCGACGTTTTCTTTTGTGACGGAATCCATCGGCATCTTTGTCAAATATTTGTAGTCGCCATCAATACGGTCAAACCCTTTCGACTCCAACAATGCAACCACTGCATCATTCGTCTTGCGTCGTAAATCAATCGTATCATTCAGGTTGCCCATAATATACTTGGCGCGATTCGACAATTTCACCAGTTTCCGGTTCATCGCGTCTTCTTGACTCGCCTTTCTCTTCGCATATGTGGCAAGTCGAACTGCATAGAAATCGTCAATGATTTCCTCTACCGTATCATATTTATGCAGTTTGCATTCCGAATTAAACATATGCATATTGCTGGTTGACACCGTCGTGCTCAACTTGAGCGTCTTCTCTATCGCTTCTTGCGACATAGTAGACAATACGCCTTTCGGGAATTGCACAGTAATATCCACCGCCACTTCCGTCGAGTTCGATTTGAAATCTTTCAATGTCGGCGCGATTTTTTTACCGTTTTTATCAACACCGCCGTCTACCAATCCCTCTAAGAATGTAATGTACTGCATTGTCCATGTACCAATCGGCAATTCCGTTATTCGTATTTTATCCTCTCCGTCTGACCGCTCATACGCACCGCGAATCAAGAACTTATGTTCGCTAATACGCTCCACCGTTCCTTTGAATCCTTCATAGTAAGGCACAAAGTCGACGGGTTCGGGTTGTCCACTCAGTTTGCTTTTTAAATACTGGACGAGCGACAATGGATGGTATGGTTGAATACTGCAAGAGAATCCGGTTCCAATACCGGAAATGCCATTGACCAATGCGAATGGAATAATAGGCACATAATATTCCGGTTCGACAATCGTCCCATCATCGTCTAAGTAATTCAATACCGCATCGTCCACATCGGGGAAGATGGCACGAGCGAGAGAATTCAAGAGAGTAAAGATATATCTTTCCGATGCACTGTCGTCGCCTCCGTGTAGGCGCGTACCGAATTGACCATTGGGAACCAGCAAATTGATATTATTGCTGCCTACGAAGTTTTGTGCCATTGCCACTATTGCGGCATTTAGAGACGCTTCGCCGTGGTGATACGAACTGTGTTCTGATACATATCCGGAGAATTGCGCCACTTTCAATTCCGAAGTGAGAGGGCGTTTGAATGCACAATAGAGTATTTTGCGGAGGGACGTTTTTAGACCATCGACCATATTCGGAATCGACCTCGCACAATCGTATGTACTGAAATGTATCATTTCATGGTGAATGAATTCGTCATAGGAGACTGCAGGTCGATTCGTATCCAAGAACGCGTTTTTATCATAATTCTCCAACCACGTCTTGCGGTCATCGGGTCGTTTCTTATTGAATACCATATCTATGGCGTCGTCGCTCTTGGTAGTGTCGTGCGTGAAATCAACGATTTTCTTATTCGCAAAATACTCTTTGAATTCCGTAGAAGTCGATGTGCCGAGACCTTTGAAATACTTGATGGTCCATCCCTTCTCGTCGCCGTGGGACTGTTTCCATTCGTCATACTCGCCTTGGTTGTAAAACAACATCTTCTGCTGTCCTTTCGTCGCTCTCAGAATAGGCGTATTCATAAAACTGATGAATCCGGGTATTTGCGTCAAACTCGCCCATTCACTATGGAATAGATTAATGCAGAGACCCTTGATATGACTACCGTCTAAATCCTGGTCGGTCATCACCATTATCTTGCCGTATCGCAAGAATTGATTTACGTCTTCTATAGAGGAATAGACGCGTCCGTTCTCTAAACCGAGGATTTTCTTTAGGTCGGTGATTTCTTTGTTTTCTGCTATCTTTTTCGCGGCTTCGCCGCGAACATTCAGCAGTTTACCTTTAAGAGGATACACTCCAATTGTATTGCGGTCTTCACTCGATAATCCACTAATAACACCCGACATTGCCGATAATCCTTCGCATAAAACGAGAACACACTCACCGGATTTCTCGGTGCCGCTGAAATTCGCATCGACGAAATTGGCAATACCTCTGATCGTTTTCGTTTTTGTGCCGTCGGTCTTCTTCGCTGCCATTTTCGACTCTTTTGCCTCCGTGAGAGAACACGCCAAGTCCATAACTCCCATTTTCGCCACCTTCTCAATGAATCCGTCGCTCACAGTACAAGACGACCCGAATTTATTGGAAGGTGTATTCATATAATCCTTCGTCTGACTATCGAAGGACGGGTTCACAACATCACATCGCAAGAATAATATTAGTTGCTCTTTGATAGAAGCGGGGTTGACGCGAATCTTCTTCTTCTTCTCGATATAATCGACCAATTTGCGTGTGATTTGTCCGACAATATAATCGACGTGTTTGCCGCCTTTGTGTGTAGCAATGCCATTGACAAAACTAACTTGAGCGAATTCGTGTGTCTCCGACATCGCCACCGCATATTCCCATCGTTCATCGGGCGCTTCATAAACACGTTTCGATTCCTCTTTCGGACCAATATAGAGATCAATATAATTCTGAAAATTTTTCACTGGAACCTGCGTTCCATTATACGTTACCTTTACCTTTTTCGTTGACTGGTCTGTCACTGCCGCAATATCATATACGCGTTTCTTGAGAAGAGAAAGCATATCTGCCGTGAGTCCGGGGATTTTCAGACGGGCATAATCGGGTCGGAAACAGACTTTCGTATATGGTTTTGTTGTCTTGATTTTCGTGATTTCAGGCGTACCGATTTCCGTCAGATTGCCGCGGAATTCCTGGACATATTTCAGTCCTCGGATATGGTCAACCGTCTCAATGCGACCATACGTCGACCAAATGAGTGCCAGTTTGAATCCGAACCCGTTCTTTCCACCGACGATTTTCTGCTCCTCTTTATCATAATTCGTCGATGTACGCAAATGCCCGAAAATCAATTCTGGAATCCATATGTTGTATTCCGGATGTTTCGCCACATCGATACCATTCCCGTCGTTCGTCATCTCGATAGTTCCGTCTTCCGATACGGTCACTTCAATATGTGTTACTAGCTTGGTATCGTTTACACCTGCGGCGGTCTCGGACCGCTGCAGCATTCGGATAACGTGGTCGCGACAATTCACAACACCTTCGTCAAACAGTTTGTATAAACCTGGAATGTAGTCGATAGTACGCAACATAATATGTCCTGCCGCCTCGTCGAAAACATACATGGACGCATCGACGTGTTCCACTGAACCAATATAAGTATCCGGATTGTCTAAAATATGCTCTCGGTCCGTTTTACGCTGATATTGTTGAGCGAGATTTGAAGAAGACATTTCGTTTGCGTTAGATAATTTCAGTAAATAGTTTGTAAATAATATGCAGTGACACGGGTATATTATTTACTTATGAATTCTTTAAGTTATTATATTCAATTTTTTGCATAAAAGGTTAGATACGTAGTAATGGCGTTCATTTGTAAATCACAATTGTGATTTACAAATATATATTTGTAATTTATATATCGTTTTACAACTACAAATGAAAATAAACGCGTTTAATATAGTAATTAGAATATTTTTAATTTTATTTGTATTTTGTGTTATTTATTATATATCTAGTGAAATACTTATTAGTCGATTGGATTACAAAGACATAACGGTTATGAAAGGATTGTTCACGAAGGAAGAACTTGAATATGCAAGAGATTGTACTTCTCATTCTACTGACGTATCAACACTTTGTTATAA